GTATCGGCGACCAAGATCGGCGACGAAGGCCATGTCGCTTTTGCCTTCCTGCTCGATCACCTCGATCGCCTGTGCCGCAAACCCGCTCTCGATCCGGGCATCGCGCCCGTGCCGCGCGGCGATCGTCCGCAGTATGGTGCCGAGCGTAGTCGCGCGCCAGCTCTGGGTCCGCCGTTTGCGCAGATCGCCTGTCAAGTCCGCGGAGCGGCCCTTGAAGGTGACCACATCGGGCGGGCCTTCCTGCCCCACCTCGTCAACGGTGAAGCGGCCCTTGGCGACCAGGCCGACTGGCACGTCGTCACCCGTTTCCCATCCCATCGCCAGCGTCAGGACGACACCTGGCTCGGGAATGCGTAGGCGACCATCGGCGTTCTGAAGACGGACCTCTATTTCGTCGGCCTTTGCCTCGCGCTTTTCGGTCAGCGTGAGGCCGACCAGGCGGGGATTGATCTTGTCGGCGAGATCGGTGCCATCCTCAAGCGCGAGAGCGATTGCTGCCTTGCGCGCGGTCATGGCGCGGTGCCTTGCGCCGCACGATCATCGCCGCGTTCGAGCGTGATCCGGAAACCCTTGTGGCGCGGCGCGCCACCAGCAAGAACCGAGAGGTGCTCTTCGTCGACACGCACGATGCGGTAATTGCCGAAGATGCGACCCTGCCCGTCGATGAAGGGGAAGGTGTCGCCGGTATCGGCCATAGCGGCGAGCGTTTCGAGCGCAGAGTATCTTCCGCCCAGCTCGGGCACGATCAAGCCGGAAAGATCGATGCTTTCGGGACCGGGGCCGATGTATTGCGCCGCGTCGCGAGCACCGTGGCGCTCGCTGGTCGCGTGCCGCCATTCGCGGCTGCGTTGGAGGCTCTGGTAGGCGGCACTGTCCATGCCGAAGATGAACATGCCGAGAGTCATCAATTCGCGCGGGGAGGGGTTGGGGCGGCTCGCCATCAGTATTCGTCCTGATAGGTGCCGCGCGCCGCGACACGTTGTCTGCGATCGATGATGTCGGCTACGCGCCGGGCAAGGTCGCCTGCGTCCTCACCGGGCTGCTGGTGGATATGGATCGTCACCGGCGCTGGTCCACCTGCCTGACCGCCAGAAGAGGGCTGGGCGGCAAGCGCAGTCGGTGCGATCGCCATTGCGCCCGCTGCGGTGACGCCTGCGGCCATTCGGCCTGCCGCCCCGGCGACGCGCCCGCGCTTGCGATCGATCCCGATAGCGAGCCCTTCGCCGGTATGTTCGCCCATCGCCATGAACACGCGCGAAGGCGATTTGATGCCGAGGTAGTTCTTGAAAGCGGTGACGCCGTTTTTGGCGACGGAGATCAGCTTCGCGGCAAGGGCCATCGGATTGATCGCCATCAGCAGGCCGGTCATCATCGCGCGCCCGATGCCCTTAAGCCAGTCAGGTGCCTGGCCGAAGAAATTCTTGATCGCGCCCCATGCGTTGAAGAAGGCTGCCTTGATCGTATCCCAGTGCTTGTAGATCAGATAGGCGGCACCCGCGATCGCGACGACTATCAGCGTGATCGCGAGCACGATGGGGTTGGCGAGCATCATCAGGCCCGCCTGCATAATACCCCGCCCGAGGAAGAGGGCGGCCGTGCGCAAGATCATGAAAGCTTTGGACGCCAGCCCGAGACGAGAGGATAGCGCGATCAGGCTCGATAGCGGCTTCATGAAACCGCCGAGCAAATACATGCCGACTCCCAGACCGATCTTCAGCAAGGCGAGGCCGGCAACCATTTTCATCAGGGTGGATGCGGCTGCTGGGTTAGCTTCCGCCCAGTCAGCCACGCCGCTCGCCAATCCAGCCACCAACTTCATGGAATCGGTGGCAGCGGGCAAGAAGGCGGAACCCAGCGTGATCGCGATCGTGCTGGTGGTGGCTAGCAATGCTCGCCATTCGACAGTGGCGTCGCGAGCTGCGCGCTGACCGAAAGCTCGATCGACCGTCCCACCGGAATTCATCGCGGCCTTCCGGATTGCACGGTATTCGTCGATATTCTGGATCAGTGCCATGATCCCCTGCCGCGCCTGCATGTCTTCGAAGGCGAAGCCGAGCTTCTTCATGTCTCCACCGGTGGCCTGTTCGGTCACGAGCGCAATCGCTTCCATCGAGGAATAGCCTGCGTCGGTCAGCTTCTTCATCGCGGCGGGCAGGTTGACGCCGAAATTCTTCTCGAACGCGCGGATCGTGCCGGGTGCGTTGATCTTCGCGAGAAGGTTCTTGATGTTGTTGCCCGCCTCGTCCTCGCTGCCGGCGGTCTTCATCGCCACCTGAAGCGCGGCGGAGAGATCCGCAACCGCGGGCGCGCCTTTCTCGCCCAGCGCCTGCATCTGCGCGGTCAGGGCAGGGAAGTGACGGGCCATGTTGCGGACTTCGAATGCGCCCTCATTGCCAGCGGCTGCCATCATGTCGAAGATTCGCGCGGTCTGGCTGGCTGGCACCTTCAGGTTGCTGATCGAGGCATAGGCCGCGCTCGCAGCGTCGGGGATTTCGACCTTGTAGGCGGTCGCGATGCGTCCCGCCGGGCCGATGGCCCTCTGCGCCGCGTCGAGACCCATGCCCTTGGCGAGCAGCGTGTCGAGCCCGGCGCGCATGTCCTCGGGCAGCTGACGCGCGTTCTTGGCCATCAGCAGGATGTTGCGCTGCAGCCGGTCGGCCTCCTGGTCGGTCAGTTCAGCCTTCTGCTGGATGTCGACCATGCCGCTGGAAAATTCGGCCGCAGTCTTCGTGGCGAGGATGATGGGCGCGGCGAGAGCCGCCCCCTGCGCCATGTTCTCGCGCCCCTTACCCATCATTGCATCTCCGCGTGCAGACATCGCACGGCGGTTCGCCTCGATCGCGTTGAGGCGCTTGCGTTGTGCCAGTTCGCGGTTGGTGCTCTCGATCGCCCTTTCAAGCGATCGTTCGCGGTTGATCAGTTCGGTGACGTTGCCCGAAGCGCCGTCGATTTCTCGGCGGACCTGCCGCAGCTGCGCTTCAAGTTTGCGGCCCTCGCCGCGCAACTCGCCGAGCGAGCGGGTTCCTTTCCGACCCAGCGACCGGATCGAGCGAAGACTGCCCGACAGCTTGTCGACGCCGACGAAGTTGACCAGCAAGGAAAGTTTTTTCGACATCGCGTCCTATCGCCTCGCTGGTCGGGGAGGGGTGGCTCTGATCATTGCTTCGGCACCAGGTATTGATTGCGCCACGTCACTGCGCGATCTCGCCACTCGATCAGCTGGTCGATCGGCAGGGCCTCCAATTCGGAAAGCGGCCAGTGGAAAACGCCAGCGATGTCGGCCATCAGGTCTGCGGCTGTTGCTCCGCGATCATCGCGTCGAGCAGCTGACGTTCCGCCGCCGTCATAAAAAAACCCCGGATCGTTCCTCCGATTTCGGTCAGGTCGCCGGGATCGAGATTCTGGCATTCCTCGTCGGTCAGCACGGGGTCGCTGATGCGCGGCACCAGCTTGAGGATCGTGCCGATGTCGAGCCCGATGATGTCGGAAAGCGTGAGGCCGCGCAGTTCGCCCCCTCTAGGTTTGCGCAAGGTGATCGACGGGATGGTCTTTTCGCCACGCACGATAGGCTCGATCAGCGGGACGGTTTCGAAAACTGGCTTGCGCTCGTTGGTCCGTGCGGGAGCAGTCGAATTTTCGGAATCGGTCATCTGGGGCAATCCTCGTCAACTTTGGGGCGGGGTGGGCTGGCCGATCGAGAGGGGGAACCGACCAGCCCGGTTCCAGCGAACGGATGCCCCAAACTGACCCGCCCGCCGAAGACGGAAAGTCAGTTGGCGATAATGGCCATGATCTCAGCGTAGCGATCGATGCCATCGACCACGAAGCGACCCGCGATCATGTCGATCTCGATCTCGGTCCGTCCGTTGACCTCGCGCCGATAGTACGCGACCGCGACCTTGAATTCGTGCTCGGTATCGTCGCCGGGCTTGGACGTGCCGGGGGTGATTTCGGTGAAGCGTCCGCCGAGGTAGATCTCGACCGCTTCGGCGGGGCTGCCGTCGTCGGCCTGGTAGGCGCCGGTCAGCCGATAGCGCACGCCCGCCACGTTCGTGGTGCCGAACTTGCGGAACAGGGCGGCTTCGTGCCCGCCAGTTTTGATAATCGCTTCCTGTGCCTCGAGGCCGAGATCGATCTTGACCGTGCCGAGCATGCCGCCGCCGCGATAATCCTCGGTCGCCAGGGCTAGCGCCGGTTCCTCGAATTCCGAGGCGCGGCCAAGATAGCCCTGACCATCGACGTGAATGTTCATGTTCTTCAGTTTCTTGGGGATGCCCATCGGAAGGTTCCTTGTCGGCGAATAGCGGGATCAGGCGGCGGGATCGGCGGCGATCAGGTCAGCCGCTCGGCGAAATCCGAGTAGTAGAAATCGGTGATCACCAGATCGACGGTCGGGTTTTCGAGCGGGGCGACCGGGGTGAACTGGATGCGGAATTTGGGCCGACCCTGCGCCAGCTCCTGCGAACTGTTCTGGTCGACATCGAAGAACATCTGCGCGCCCATGATGCGGCCTTCGGTCGCCAGTTGGCGAAAGCGCGCGTTGCCGGTTTCGAGCAGGTCTTTGATCAGGCCCGCGTTCATCGGCTGATCGAGGAAGGGCGCGACCACCTGTTCGATGATCTCCTGCAATGCATGGCTGGTGCGTACCGCGCTTTCGAAGACGAAATTCGGCTGCTCACCGTCCGCGCAGGTGCGATTGCCCCACAGGCGGAATCCGTTCTGGCGGATGACCGTAGTCACTTCGTTGGCGTTGAGCAGACCCGCGGCGGTCGAAGGGTCGGTCAGGTCGAAATGCACGTCGCTTTCGAGCCCGGTGACCCCAGCCAGCGTGACGTTCGAAATCGTCTTGTGCCACCCGGTCGCCTCGTCGATCGCGGCCCGCAGGCCCAGCGCGCGGGCGACGATGTCGCCCGCCGCCACGGTCGTTTCGGGCCAGATGACCATCAGTTCGCGATGGGCGAAGTTTCCGCGATAGGTGATCGCCTCGGCTTCGTCGGCTGCGGGGGTAAAGCCATCTTCGCCCTTCGCCCCGGCGTAGACGAAGCCACGCAGCTTCTTCGCGATCGTCACTAGTTCTTCGACCACGGGCTGACTGTCGAGCCCCGGCGCGCCGAGAATGGTCGGCTTCACGCCAAGCTTGGTCTGTGCGGCGAGCAGCGCCTGCAGGCCGGTATAGAGGTTGCCGTCCGTGGCACCGACCACATTGGCGTCGGTTTCGTCCTGGTCGACGCCTTCCTCGATCCGCACAACGACGATGATCGGGCTAGCCTGGTCGCCGATTGCAGTCAGCACGTTGGCGAGCGTGCCGCCATCGCCTGCCTTGCCTGCTGCAATGTCTGGCTGACCCGCAATCAGCACAGGCTCGTCGAGGGGAAAGGCGGCGTCGAGCGCAGCCTGCGCTTCGGCATCACCGCTGCTGGTGGCGGTGGCGACAATTCCGATCACCGCGCTCGAAAGCGCCGAAAGTGCGCGGGGCCCGGAGGCCGATTCTGTAAGGGTCAGGCCGTGGTGAAATGCCATGTCGGGTTCCTTCAGGAAATTGCGCCGCGCGTGCGGCCCTGGTTCAAGTCGATCGGGATGGTCAGCGTCTGCAGCTGGTTGGCGGTCGGCAGATCGGTGCGCCGACCTTCGATACGGATGGTCAGCCGTCCGCCTGCCGGTTCACCCTGCAAGGTGACGCGGGTCAGCTGCAGGCGCGGCTCCCACCGGGCGAGAGCGATCGCGGTGGCCGCATGCATCAGCATACGGATCGCCCCGTTGATGGGGCGGTCGATCAGTTCGAAGAGAAGCGAGCCGTAATCCCGCCGCATCGGGCGGCTGCCGAGTGGGGTCGACAGGATATCATCGATCGACTGCGCAAGATGCGCGTCGCCAGAGATGGCCGTGCCAGTGATCTTGTCCATGCCCAACATGGGCGCACGAAGCGCGGTTCACGCGCGAATATCTAGCGCGGGACGCGGTAAGGGCGCCCCCTACCTCTGCAGGACGCGCTTTATTCCGGCAGCAGGGTCTTTTGCGATCCGGAGGCCACGCCTCCATGAAGGTGGCTCTTTAGGCTGATGCCGCTTGCGCGCACATCCTGCGTTGCGTCGACCTTTCCTTGGATCGCGACGTCGCCCACGATGGTCACCGGGCCACGCAGCGTGATTCCGCCGGGGGCATCGATCTCGGCAGTTGCGCCACCGGGCAGGCTGGCTTTCAGCGCGTGCGCTTCGGGATCGTAAGAGATGGTTGCGCCATCTTCAAAAGCGATCAGCTCGGCGCGGGTCGAACCTGCAGGGGGAAAGGCATCCTGCACAACGCCTGCGATCGCGACCGCGTTACCGAGCTGGCCGTCAGGAGCGAGCAACAGAACCTGCTCGCCGATCGAGGGGGGAGACCAGATGCGGGTCTGGCCCGCGCGGAAAGTCAGCCAGCGGATCGCTGGACTCTCGCCGGGCTCGGCGTCGTCCGGATCGCCGTAGCGGACCTTGCAGGTCGCCGCCGACAAATCGACTTCAGTGATCGTGCCCAGGCGGATCAACGCGGCAATATCGGCCGGAATATCCTCGGGCGGTGGAGTGTTCATCGCTGATCCGGCTCGCGGCAGGCCGCGCGATATCGGGCGTTGTGCGCCTGAATTTCGGCAACGGTCTCATCGCTGTCGAAGCGGTTGCCGGGGTCGTCTTGTCCCGCCTCGTCCGCGGAGGCGTAGCCGATCGGGCCGTCGCCCTGGCACCAGCTACTCGTCACCCGCGACGGGCTTGTATCGCTCGCAGGCAGCCTTTCGCCGGTTGTCGAGCAGGCACCCAGCGTAGCGCTCAGCACTGCGATCACCGCCGGCACGTAGATCCTGTTCCGCATCGTTCGCATCCTTCAATTGTTCGAGTGTCTGGTTCTGCCCTGCGATGACCGCGCCTTGCGCGCCGACCTCGCGCCCCGTCGCGCGGGCATCGTCGATGGTATCTTTGAAGCTGTCGGCGATGGCCCAGACGATCAGCAGCGTGCCGATGATCGCGATTGCCAGCCATGCGCCTCTGGCGAGCCCGAACAGGCTCTTTGCCGTGAACCACGTCATGACGATTCCTCCTTGTCGAGATTGCCCATCGCCGATGCTTCTGGGTCGGGCTTGCTGGCGTGCAGGCGTGTGGTGGCCATGTCGACGCTGCGCTGGGTCCACCGCTCCTTGACCGCATTGATGATCGCCATGAGAACGGCGGTCCACGCGCTCGCCTCGGCGGCATTGTCGCGCCAGATGGCGAAACCGCACAGCACGACCACACCGAGCGCAATGAGGCCCAGCAGGATGATCTCGCTGCCATGGTTGGAGATCAGCGGGCGAGTCACGACACGCTCCGATACAGCGCGGCCTCGGCGGCGCGGCGGCGGGTGAGACCCTTCACCACCACCAGCTTGCCGTTGACGCGCGCCTTGTTCCAGCGCTGGAACTGATCGGCGGCGGCGTCGAAGTCACCGCTTCTGTGCAGGCGGAGAAGCGTGGACGATTTGAGCGCGCCTTCGCCCAAGTTGTAGGCGAACGACACCAGCGCGGCGAACTGGTTGTCGGTGCAGCCCGGTGCCATCTCATCGACGGCTGCCTCAAACCGGTCGGTGTCCTCGTCGAACAGCCGGTCGGCCGCCTCCTGCGTGATGACCATCCCCAGATGGACCTCGGGCCCCGTGTGGCCCCAACCGATCGTGGGGACGCCCGCGATGTCGAGATAGGCTTCCAGTTCGCACCCCTCGAACGACTGGATCAGCAGTTCGCCGGCGCGGTTGATCTGGCGCCCCTTGGCCTTTGATGGGCGAGGGGTGGCGGCACCGGCATGCAGATCGCAGATGCGGTTCATCAGCTCGATCGTGCCGTCGATATTCCAGACGCCGGGCAGCAGCGCGTCTACCGCGTCGAACACCGGCTTGCGTGCATTGGTATCCATCAGTCGTCATCCTTTTTCTTGCGCTCGAACCCGAGCACGCCGAATGCCGCGCCGATCAGGTCGGGGCCCGCATTGCTCAGCGTCTTGAAAACCAGCACCGGCGAGACGGCGAGCGTCAGCGTCACCAGTGCAGCGAAGATGCCCTCGGCCTGCATCGCCTCGATCGCCGCCCATGCCGCGATCCCGACCACACCGCCGAGGCAGGCACCCCCGGCCACCTGCCGGGCGATATCGCGCGGGCTCTTTTCGGAAAGCACACCGATCCCGACGAACGCGAACCACGCCGCCACGATGGGCACAACGATGGTCCAGACGACGTTGACCTCTACCGCTGCCGAGGGGACGGAGGCGGCGGTTACCGTGGCCGCGATGGCGGTCGTACCCTTCACAGGAAACCTTTCTCGCCCAGAGAAAGGATGGTGAATGTGAGCAGCAGGAGGAACGAACAGATCGACATCGATATCGGATCACGGACGCTGCTGATCGTGAACAGCCAGCCCCCGCAGGCGATCAGCAGCCAGGCCGCGAACATGATCGCGGTCAGCCGGGGATCGTAGAAACCCTGGCCGAAGAGGTCGGCGATGAAGATCGAACTGCCTGCGATGCCGAGGAACAGCATCATCGGCACAATCGCCCACAGGTTGACCGGCAACGGCTGCGCCTGACCTTCACGCCACAACGCGATCAGGAACACCCGCAGCACGCGCATCCGGTGCGTCTGCACAGACAGCCGCACCTCATTGCAGCCCGCCATCCACGCCCCGCGCAGCGCGGAGACGATGGCCGGCACCAGCACGGGCAGGGCAAGCAGCAGCGATGCGGCTCCCCATGCGCGGAACCCGTTGGTGATGGCGATGACGAAATCCATCACACCCACCCCAGCGTCGCGATGAGACCATTCTCGCTCGTGGCCCACTTGAAGTGGCCCTCTGTGCCTGGATGGGGGCCGTCGACCAGATCAGCGGTAGTGACACCCATATTGGTGCCATCGACGATCGTCACGTAATCGCGCCCGGTCGCCTGACCTGCAATCGCCGCCCGCCACGCGGGTTGCTCACTCGTACTGGAGTTCCACGGAAGAAAGGTTTGCAGGAAGGCTTTGAGGTCAGGCACTGCGGCGTGCAGATCGTCGAGGAAGAGACTGATCGCAGCCGCCATATTGGCCGGGTCATTGTTCCAGTATTCCGCGCGGAAGGCGAAATCGTTGACCGAAATCTGGCTGTAGAACCTACCGGATCGGCTCGCGACAATGCGGGCGACGCTCGCTGCACGTTTCGCGGCATCTCCTACCTGGTCGAACCAAGAATTGACCCCGTAGCCGTCGACCAAGAGGCTCGTGCCTGCCGGAGCGGCGGCGCGTGCGAGCATGACCCCCCCCTCGCGGATCGGGTTGCCCGCTGCATCGCCGACGCCGATGCTGTCTACGAACATATGCGTCCGCTCGGCGAAGCTTTCAGCGACATAGGTAAGCGACTGTTCCGCCCCGACGCCCAGCACGAAGGTGCCCAGCGTCTGCGCTTGGGCCCCATTGATGACCTCTATCCGCTTCGCCCCGAACGGCAGGCCGGTGACAGTGTGCGTGCTGTAACCCATCGCGCCGGGCGAAATCTGAGCGAAGAACTGCCCGTTCACGTTCACTTCGACATGGCGGAAGGCCGCCTTGTTCATATCGTTCCAGAGGTGGACCGTCAGCTCGGTCGCCTCGGTATTGAACACGAGGCGCGACATGGGCGAAACCCGCCAGCGCGGATGATCGTAAACCCCGATCTTGCTGTCCCACAGGTTATCGTGTTTCGTCGCGATATAGGACGGGAAGTCGGGCGAGATGCCGGTATCCTCGATCAGGCGCTGCTTGGATGCGAATATCTCAGCCTCGCTCAACTCGGCCGCGACGATGAAAAGCCCGAACAGGTCGAACTCGGCGCGCAGCGTCAGGCTGTCATTCGCAGCTCTGCGACCGCCCAGAGTAAGGTCGCCCATCGCGTGGGATTCTTCGCCGCTGAGCGGGAAGCTGCGCAGAGTGTAATCGACCGGGCAACGCCTGCCGTCGATATCTGCCTGCACCTTCTGATCGGGCTCCGCCGCATCGAACAAGTAAGCCAGCAGCCTGTCCTTCGGCACCGCATTGGTGTGAACCGGCTTGCCGAGCTGATACCGCCCGCCCGAGCCGAACCCTGCTGCCGTGTCGCCTGCGACGCTGTAGTTGAAGAAGAATTCGCGCGCGTTCGTGATGTCGCCAGACCCGTGATGCAGCCAGACCGCAGTGCTCGAACCGACCGCCCGCGCAAGTGCAATGACGGTCACTTTCTTGCTAGCATTCAACAGGTCGAACGCGCCGCAGCGCATGAACTGATCGATACCGTTGAAGCGCAGGCGACCGATCCCGTCTTCCTCGATGTAGGTCGGGCGGTCGGGGTCCGTGGGCGCGACCATGATGTTTTCGCCCATCCAGCCAAGCGAGTCTTCTTGGATGGGCTGATACTCGGTCAGGCCTCCTGCCTCTATCTGCGGCGCGCCCATGTAGAGGCCTTCGCCCAGCGTGCCTGCGTAGCTGGTCGATCCACCACGTGTCAGGTAGACAGCGGCAATCTTGCTGCCCGCAGTAACGATCTTCTGCACCCAGCAGAGATAGAAGCCATCACCCAGGTCGATCATGTCCGCGTCGGCTAGACCTGCGTTCAACGCGCCGACCGTTTCTGAATCGAGATCGAAGTCCACGTAGCCGTTATCGAGGTACATGCGGACGGCGCTCACCTCATCTTGGCTGAATACCTGACTGTAGGTCGCCAGACCCGCTGCCAAGTTGACTGCCTTCGAAAAGGCATGCGTCCCATTTGTGGCGGTTTCCTCAATCCGCGCGAGCCGTATTTCGCCAAGGGTCGGATAATCGAACCGCTGCTTTACGGTCAGCCGGCTGTAGGTCCACACGCCCGATGCCATGTTGTCGGTGCGGGCAAAAAGGTTGCGCCGCGCGATCGTCGGATCGGGATGATCCTCTTTCGAACGGTCCACCATCGCGGCAACGCTCTGGCCCGATCCCGTCACCGGAGAGGCGAAAGCGCGGTCCTGATATAGTCCACGCTTCTTGGCCGGGAGGTAGAAGGCACCCTTGCGGTTGGCGAATATCTCCTGCGGCGTGAAAGGCAGCGTTTCGATGTAGGCCATATCCCACCCGCCAGCTCGCACAAAATTGCGGGTGAACTTGTCATCATATTGCTCGTCAACGCGAATGAAGACTTCGGTGTCGTCGGTGATTTCGCCTGCGTCGAGAGCAGCCTCGGCAAGCGCGCGGGAATTGTAAATGATCCGGATGGGCCGAGCCGCCGCAAGCAAATTTCCCAGGTCCCTAACTGCCTGCGGGGCTGGGATCGCGGAGATCGGCACGCGATAAAGCCCGCCGTTCTTTACCACGGGGGCGATTTCGCTCCCGTCGATCTGCGCTGGGTCGAGTTGGGGGAGCTGGCTGGTTTTGCTCATGGCGCGGGCTCCCACAGGGCATCGTCCGAAACTTCGAAGTCGGTCAGCGTTTGACCGCTGGCGGCGTCGATCTGCGCGGCGATCGACGCCGCGCTCGCGACCAGGGCATCGATCTCGGCGTTGCGTGCATCCGCCTCAGTGCCGCCGATCCTGAGATCGAGCAGCTGTTGCTGGGTGTCCGCGATCAGCGCGATTCGCCGGCTACGCTCGGCGCGCAGGCCAGCCAGCTTTACGGTGCGCTTCTCTGCGTCGCTCAAGGTGCGGCTGCGCGACATGACAGGAGTGCCGGTTTCGCTGGGGATGATCGCGACCGGAGCCTCGCTCGCCTGCGCCTCGATCAGCTCTTCGCGGCGGGCAGACGTTACCGTCACCACGTCGCCGGGGATGCGACCGGGCGAATGGACGGCATCATCGTAGAAGCCGCCGGTGCTGGGGCTATAGAGGATCATGAGTTGTCGATCTCCCCGATGGCGATGAATGTGCATGGGCTCCCGCTGTCGAGAGTGGTGAAGGCTCGAAAGTTCGAGGCAGTGATGCTGCTCGTGCGGACCCGCGGCGCGTTCTCGCGGCCATCCGTGTTGGTCTCGTTCGTCCCATCGATCAGCACCGCGAAGGCGGCCTGGGTGAACGCCATCGGGAACGTGACCGTGGTGTCGCTGTCGCCTGCAGCAGTGAAGCGGCCCCACTGAACCAGCACGAGGCGCGCAGGATCTGCGGTAGGGATCGAGATGTAGCCGTTGAAGCCGAGAGATTTGACGATTGGCCCGAGCGCGGCAGGCGTGATGGCGCGATCGCCAGCGGTGCCCGCGATGATATCCGCAGCGCTGGCGGCAAGCACCTGCAGCACGCGGTTGCCCGACAGATCGCCGCCGCCGGTAATCAGGCCCGATCCGGTAATCGTGCGGGCAAGCAATGCCGTGAGTTGCGCCTGCAGGGCTGTATCCCCGCCCACGCGTGCTGCGGTCTCGACGTCCATCCTCACGCCGAGCTTGAGCGGGGTCACGATCCGGGTGTCGTCCTCGGCGTCGTTCACTTCCTGCTGGGTGGCCAATTCGGCCACGCCCTTGATGCTTTCGGTCGCGGGCGGATAGGCGAAGGATGCGTCACCGAAGACGACCGCGTCGGAAACCGCCTCCCCGAAAGCGATGTCGATCGAGAACAGGAAGCTCGCGATATCGACCTTGCGGAAGACCGGGCCCTCCGCGCGCGAATACGCGGCGAACAGAGTGCCATCGGAAAGGTAGAGCGCCATCGATCGCACGTCGTAGGCGTCCGCGCTCGAATCGATCGCGGTCATGTGGATGATCGTTTCTGACGCCGACTGGCCCGCCAACGCGCCGATGCGCTTCGTCTCGCCGGGCAGGGCGGTCAGCGTCGGTGCAACATCGACTTGAGACGGCGAGACGCCGACCTCGACAATCTGGATTGCGTCGGTCGAGCCATTCTGCGCGTCGACCAAGGCGTCGAGGCCTGCGGTGGTGATGGTGAAGGTGAAACCGCTGCTCATGCCGCCTCCAGAAATCCGCTATCGTCTTCAAGCCGGATTGGCTCGCCATCCTCGGATTGCAGGTAGCTCGCCCAGATTGGGTCCTGCGCAGCGTCGACATCGGCGGTGGCATCGAGCCGGGTGTGACCCGCATCGCGCCCCGCGCCGAGCAGGCCAGCGGCTGCCTGCGCGCGCATCCGGTGAACTGCATACATGTGCGACCGGAGCGGCTTCACCTTGGCGATATCGGCGAGCAGCGAGGTGATCAGCGCGGCGTCGTATTCAACGGCGCTCTCGATCGAGAGAGGCAGTTCGAGGCGGAACGTGTGCGGGTCGAGATTGACCCGGTCCTCGAACCATTCGACGATCTCGATCAGCGGGTCGAAGCGGTCGAGCACTGTGCGCAGGCTCGCGCGGGTGCCCTTGCGACGCTGGGCGGCGATCGCGTCGGCAATGGCGGCACGCTTCTCCGGTTCCGTCCAGTTGGTGTCCCAGATATCGATTGAGATGCCCCAGGCGAGCCAAGGCAGAAGCGGTGCGGGGCAGGTTTGCGGGTTCCAGACATCGCCCACGGGCAAGGGTAGAGAGCCGAGGCGCTCTTCTTCGACCTGGTCGAACGCGCGCTCAAGCGGGGTCGAGTTGGGTGGGAGGATGCTCACGTATCGAAGCCCGTAACGTTGACCGACCGGGCCGCGATCTGGGCGCATTGCGTTGGATCGATCACGACGTCTTGCGCAGGGGCGATCAAGGCGACGTTTTGCACCCCGGCGACATGCAAGGCCGCGATGATCGCAGAGCGCGTGATATCGCGACCGAGTCGGCGGTTGGCAGAAAGCAGATCGTCGAGTGCAGCGTTGGCATTTGCGCTGATGATCGACTGATCGGGGCCGGGATAGAGGGTTAGGCCAGCCTCGATTTCGAACGTGACCAGCTCGACAGACTGAACCGAAACGTTGTCGGTCAGCGGGCGTACCTCATCTCCATCGAGCAGCGCCTGCACTTTCGCCACGAGGGCGGGCGACGCACTGCCATCGCCGGAGCGCGATAGGATCGAAACGGTCACTTCCCCCGGCGCGGGGCTGGTCGCACTGGCATCCAGAATATCGGCGTCGGCGGACAGCGCGTGGAATACGTAGGCTGTCGCGGGCCCGGCTACGCTGAAGGCATCGGGGGCAAGCAGAACGCGACGGCGCAGCGCATCGTCATTCTCGAGCACGGCGGCGGTGCCCTCTTGCGGATTGGCGGGACTGATTTCCTGTCGTGAGACTCCGAACAGCGCGGCCAGGTTGTCGAGATCGGCGGCGGCGGCGTAGGCGACCAGCACGCTTCTGGCCGCGTCGTTGATGCGCGCGCGCAAGACCAATTCGCGATAGGCGCCGACCTCAAGCGCCTTGATCACGGGATCGCTTTCGACATTGGCGCTGAAAGCCGGAAACCGAGACAGGAACTCGGCGCGCCGGACGGCTAGAATGCTTTCGAAATCGAGTTCCTCGATCACATCCGGCGGGGGCAGGCGCGACAGGTCGACGGAAGTTGCGCTGGCACTCATACGTTGGCGGTGCCGTGGCTCGCGCGAGCAGGAAAGGTCGGGCGAAGGTAGGGGGCGCCCCTACCGCAGGGCGCGTGCGTTCGGTGGCAATGGTGTCAGGTGATGGGACCTGTCATACTCGCGCGATGATCTTCGCGCTCCTGCTGGCGAACACGCCCATAGTCCCTGCCGGTCAATCTTTCGACTGCACGCCCGTGGCTGTGTGGGATGGTGACGGGCCGATCTGGTGTGCGGAGGGACCGCGTATCCGCCTGGCGGGTATCGCCGCGCGCGAAATCGACGACACGTGCCGACCGGGGCAACCATGCCCGCGCGTGGGTGGTAGTGGTGCGCGCGACACTCTGGCTGCCTTGCTGGGTACGCCGGGCGGCTTTGGGCCATACGGCCATCGTCTGGTGAACGGCCCGACGATGCGCTGTCGCTCGGTGGGATGGGGAAAAGGTGAAAGAACTGCCGCATGGTGCGTGTCGCCGATCAGCGGCGACATCAGCTGTGCGATGGTCCGTAGCGGTGCCGCCCTGCGGTGGGATCGATATTGGCAAAATCATCGCTGCTGATCAGGCATCGTCGAGCAATTGAACCGCGATGTCGATCGCGAGCTGTTCATCTTCACGGCTGAAGCCGAGCAGGCGGCGCTGCGGATATTTGGTGAAGACCTTGCGCCCATCGGGTGTGCGACCAACGAAGCCCTTTTCTCCAAACTGATGCACTTCCGGGATAGTCGACCGACCGCTTGGCGAAAGTTCGACGCTATCGGGCCGGGCAGCGATTTGCCATTGGCGGGCGTAGCGTAGCTTGCGGAACATCTTGCCGCCTGCCTTCTTTCGCACCCGCCCGCGTCGATCGAGCCGCGCCTTGCGCTTCTCCATTGCCCCGCCGTCGGGCTCGACGTTCGCCTTGATCCGCGCGAGGTTCGCACGCCGCAGCGCCTGACCCAATTTGAGCGATGCGCGCCGACGCTTCGCGGGCGACAGCGAGAGCATGATCCCGCCAAGCCATTCGTCGAGGCCGGTAAGCGCATCCGAATCGTAATCAGGCATTGTCGGCGACGATGATCTCTACGCTCGACAACGGCGGGGCATTGCCATTCGCGCCAAGCGGATCGTCGCCCTCGAACAGCGGTTTCGGTTCGGCCTGATAATCTACCGCCCAGCTGCCGTCTTCGTTCGCGGCGACTGCAATCGCTTCGGTCAGATCGATGGTGAAAAGGATGTCAGCGGTCTCGTTGTCGAGAATGTCTGTTTCGAACTTGTATGAGTCGCCCGCGCCGCCCGCGAGCAGGTGGGGCTGGTTGGTGCGAAGCCAGCGATTGATCGCATGGACGACGATCGCGATGTCGGTGGCGGTTTCCTTGAGAAGGATCGACAGCGGATATTCGAAGGCGAAGCCGTGGCTTTCAGTCTGCCGGGCACGCACGGCACCATCCTCGATCCAGAGGATCAGGCGTGCGGGCTCCTCCCGAAATTCTGGCAGTGCGGCCATCAACGCTTTTCGAAGGCTGGCTGGTTTCTGCATCGCAGTGGTGCCCTCAATCCCAGAGGCTGACAACTTCGCGAGGTGGCGGAGCTTCCGCCGCCTGTGCGGCGATCGTGAGGTCGACCGCCGTCCCGCCGGGCAAGGTTGCACCGAGATCCGCGAGGCCGGGATTGGCGGCGAAGGCCTGTTCGGTCACCTCGGCGGTGCGGCCCAGCACACGCCAGAGCAGCGCATCGAGCGTTTCGCCTTCCTGCGCGGTCGCGATCACAGCAACTCGACCCGATTCCGGCCGGTCGTCACGCCATCCGCCGCGCCGATTGCCAGCAGATCCGCGACCGCTTCATAAGCCTTGCGCCGGTAGAGATCGGCAGTCGTGCGCTTTTCGTCTTCGCGGTCGAGCGCATCGTCGGTGGCGGCGATATCGGCGTGCCCATCCACCAGCTCGGCTGCGGCGTAGAATATCACCGCTCGGCCCCATAGCAGCACGGCAAGGTTTTCGCTTGCGATCTCATCCGCGGTGACCTGGGCGAGCGCGGTCTTGCCCGCTTCGACATGGCCTGCCTTCCAAGTCTTGAGCATGTCGATCGCGGCGAGGATGCCCGCGATCGCCGCCTCGCGCAGCCGCGCGGGCGTAACCGCGCCATCGCCAATGCGCACCTTGGCGCTGATGGTGGCGGTATTGATCGCCGGGAACCAGCCATCGGCGGCGATCATCTCGCCCGCTTGCTGCTCCGCATTGTCGGGAGGGGCGGTCAATCCGGCCACGGGCGGCTCCTAGGTTTCCCGGCAAATGGGGGGTGAGACCGGACACGAGCGGGCAGGACAAGCGCCTTGCCGATCGGGCCGATCGCCCCCCAGCGCCGTGGGGCGTTCGTAAATTGAGACGGCGGTGCCGATTGCCAGCAGAGAAATGATGAAAGCCGCTAGGCCTGCCGCAAACCAAGCGTTTTCCCGCCGCGCTTCTTCCTTCGTGATTTCGACGGGAGGGATCGCCATCGCGCTATTGCTGCCCACCAGCACCATCACTGCCGGCGGCCTGAAGCTTAGCGAGGCGGCGTTCGAGCTGATCGATGTCCTTCTTCACACCCGCATTCTTGTCGAGTTCGAACGCGCGCTTGAGCTGGCCGAGCGCGACGGTCACGAAAGCTGCTTCGCCACCGGCAGGCGCGTTTTCATCGCTCGCGTCGAAGGCGTCGGCCTTGGTGCGCCACGCGCGGCCCAACGCCTTGTGAAGCTTGGCCCGGGCCGGATCGGGCATGTCTGCCTGGGTAGTCAGCTCATCGATTTGTGCGAGAAGTTCGAGCGAGACCGTGCCGGGTTTCTGCAGCTCGATCTCAGCAACGTCTTCGCGCAGGAAGCACGCTACGCTGCGCGAATAGCGTTCGGGCATCGCGAGATCGTGCCGGATTGCGAATGCCCCCATTTCGACAGCATCCTCATAGAAGCCGCAGTCGATTGCCCAGACAAAGCAGGTCATCAGGATTTCGTCCTGAACCGGCTGATCGGCCTCGATCACACCGCGGACCCATGCAGCATAACCCTTGGCGAACTGCGCCTTCATCGGGATGCGCGCTTCGTGGCTCGCAGTATCCTGCAACTGGCGCAGCTGATCGTCGAGCCGCACCTTGAGGGTGGCGTATTCCTGACCAGCCTCCGTCTTTGCATCGGGCGCGATGGGCTTGCGCGGTGCGCTGGCTTGGCCGGAGAGTGTGGCGAGCTTGCGCTGGCGGTTGCGAAGAAACGGGCTGGTCATGCTTGGGGCACTCCTTTGTGGCCCGGGCGTCACCGCCGAAGGGCCGGGAAAGTCTAAGCCCGCGCAATCCGGCGGCGGGCGCTGGGCGCTGGCCTAAGCCTCCCCAGCCATGCTCTCGGCTCACGCGGACCCGGCCCGGATGCCAGAAACCGCTTTCATCGCCTCTCGGGTATTACGCAGGGTCGGGCCGTACGGGAGCCGCGCCGATAACGATGTTCTCGACCAGAACCACCAGTTCGTATTCTTCGACGACGAAGGCTTCGTTGACCGATTCATAGTTGGCGATGCGATCGAACTCGGGTTCGTCCTTCAGGTGACGCCGGCGGCTGCCTTCCTGCCAGTAGATCGACAGATTGGAGAGCTTGGTGATCAGGATCGCGTCGGCGGGGAACCCGCTGACACGATAAGCCTGGAGCCCACCGATCATCTTCGTTGAAGCGAGGATGCGATCGGTCGCCTCCTGTTCGGTTGCAGTCGAGCCGGTGGCCTGCGCGATGTTGAAGTACTTGTCGTCGAGCAGGTTGTGGCCGACGATGACGACCAGGTCGGTATCGCCGCGATGGCGTTCGTGGATGCCGCGCTTGGCATCGAGCACCAGCGCATCGAGCGACGAATAGTCGGCCCCCGCGTCGGTCGCGTTATCCTCGCTCTCATCATAGAGTTCGACGCCCGCTTTGATGTAGAGCGCGTCGAGCGCAGCATTATCGGTGCCGTCGCTCAGCACGGTGAGGGCACCGTCATCCATCACCTGCGCAGGCGCGTCGGTGCGAATCTTGTGCAGCCAGCCTTCGTTGACATCCTGCAGGAGCGGATTGGCGACGCGATCGGTGTCGTCCGCAGCTTCCTCGCCGTTGAAGCCGATCAGGATGCGATCGAGCGCCTGCTGCTGCAGAATATCATCGCGCAGGATCGTTTCGAATTCGGAGCGATGTGCCCAGGCATCGATCTGCGCGTAGCGACGCGACCAATCGTAATTGGTCTTCTTGCAGAGGTAGCGGTGCTTCTCCGTCGCGTTACCGACCGCAGCCGGATCGCGTCGTGTGCCATTGCTGGTGTCGGTTCGACCCGCGAGCGTGCTCGATACGCCGACGCCCAGTACCGCGCCTTCCTGCTCGCTGACCGGGATCACGTTGATCAGCTTCAGGAACTCGGACGAATTGCGAATTCGGTCTTCGAGCTTCTGTTCGACGTTGGGCGAGACGTTGAACTTGCTCATCCCGGTCGACGGATCGACGGGCGCGGGGATGCCGTTGACCAGCGCAACCTGCGAGACATAGGCCGCGAAAAGCAGGCGGGTGGTGTTCTTCATTGGGTCGTTTCCTTGAGCGAAGTGGTCGCGGGGCTTTGCTTGGGTTCTCGGGACGGGATTGTCGGGATCAGCCGGATCAGCAGTCGGTCTTTTCGCGACTGCCGTTGGTGCCCGTGGCATCAGGGCGTGCGCGATAGTTGGCGGGCGGCGTGCCCTCGATCTGCGCATCGAGCGTCTTGAACTTCACCTGCAGCCCGTCGATCTCCTCCCGCATCTCGGTGCGCAGGCCGTCGAGTGAGGTGGCGAAGGTCTGGCCCATCTGTTCGAAGAGCGGGCGCAGAGCGGCGAAATCGGCCGTCTTCTCGACCTCTTCCGGCTTCGCTTCAGGTGGGGTCTGTTCCTTGCCGGTGGCGCGGGCGAAGACCTTGTCCAGCATATCGCCGAACTTGGTGATCAGGCTTTCGGTGGCTTCGCCGCTGGCGCCGGTACTGTCCGCGAATTCGAGCAGGGCGGCTTCGTCTCGGGAAAGCGTGAGCGCGCCGGGCAAACTGCGATTGAACGTCATGCGCTCAGTCGCGATCGAGGCAGGGCTGTCGGTCAGCGCGACACCCATGAGGTAGGAGAAATCGTTACCCGCGAAGTTGGGCTGAATTTCGATGGAAGGGTAGAGTTTCTGTCCCTTCTCGTTGAGCGCCTTGGCCTCGTCGGTCACGTCGAACACGCCGAACAGTGCCTTACGCTTTTCGGTTTTGTCGTTCATCCGCACGTCGACCTCGCCGGTCGACAGTTCGAGCACGTCTCCGTAGGCGCGGAACGGGCCCTCGGTGCCGAGGCCACGAATATGTTCGATGTTGAGCCGCGCGCCGTAGGTTTTGGGATCGTAGCTCGACGCCATCTGCTCGATGTCTTGTTCGTCGATCACGCGCCCGTCGACGGTGGAACCGGCGGTGGCGAGCAGGAAAGGTTTGGTCTTCATGGCGTTGGTCGCTCCGAGGTCGCTTGCGCCGGGGGGCGCGTTCATCCTCGTGCACTAAGGCCCCGTCTGAGGTGGCCATGGCAACGGCGCTGGCGGGTAGGGGGCGCCCCTACCGGAGCAGGCGATAGACCGGCACCCGCCGCCGGGGTGCATGGCGTGAGCCATGCAATTCCTTCCTTCCCACGACGGGCCGACCGAGCTGACCGCCGCGTTCCTGCAACGTCAGGCGCGCTCGCTCTACTGGCGCGGGTGGCCGCTGGTCGAAATCCAGCGCGAGTTGGGGATCGAGAAGTACCAGACGCTCGCAAGTTGGAAACGCCGCGGCGAATGGGACGGAGCGGGACCGCGGCAGATAATCGAGGATCGGATTGAGGCGAAGATCGCCAGCTACCTCGATCGTGACGACTTCAACGAAGGCCACATGAAGCGCGTCGATTTCCTGATGCGCATGCTCGAACGGGCGGCGCGGATCGGGAAATACGAGCTGAGCGGCAAGGAAGGCGACCTCAATCCCAAGATCGCTCGGCGGAACGACGATGCTGCCAAGGCAAAGCGCGAGGAAAAGCGCAAGAATTCTCTGACTCTCGAACAGTGGCAGGCGCTGCTCGACGATTTCCACGACAAGAACTTCGCCTACCAGGCCGGTTGGTGGGAGCAGCGCGACCAGCGCACCCGTAAAATCCTGAAAAGCCGCCAGATCGGCGCGACCTGGTATTTCGCCCGCGAGGCGGTCGCCAAGATCGCGGAGGCGGTGCTGGCAGGCGAGCAGCCGCGCAACCAGATTTTCCTTTCGGCATCGAAACGGCAGGCGCTCAAGTTCAAGCGCGAGATCGTCAGTTGGGTGAAACGGGTCTGCGATGTCGATCTGGCGGGCGACCCGATCATGCTCGACTTCACCGGGCTGGTCGATGACGCGGGCGAACCGCTGGGCCTCGATCAGGTCGGGCTCTATCCGATCTCGACCAATTCGAACACGGCGCAGGGCGAGAGCGGCGACTTCTATTTCGACGAGTTTTTCTGGGTCCACGGCTTCGCGCAATTGCGCAAGGTCGCCGCCGCGATGGCGACGCACAAGATCTACAAGCGCACCTATTTCTCGACGCCATCGACGAAGACGCACGAAGCCTTCGCCTACTGGTCGGGCGAGGAATGGAACAGCGGCAAGCCCAAGACCAAGCAGCGCCCGTTCGACACCAGTCACAAGCACTTGAAGTCGGGGGCGATCATGCCCGATGGCAGCTGGTGTCAGGTAGTGACGCTGGAAGACGCAATCGCGGGCGGTCTGGGCGCACTGGTCGATATCGACGAGCTGCGCGAGGAATCGAGCGAAGACGAATTCCGCAACCTCTATGAATGCGAATTCGTCGACGATGCGCAGAGCAGCTTCCCGTGGGCGCGGCTTTCCCCCGCACGGGTCGACAGCTTCTTCAAGTGGCGCGATTTCCAGCCCGCGCTGCTCGGCATCCCCGGCGGGCGTCCGTTCGGCGATGCCCCGGTATGGATCGGCTACGATCCCAACAAGCAGGGCCGGGACGATGCCGCGCTGGCGGTGATCGCGCCGCCCGATCAGCCCGGCGTCGGCAAGCTGCGCGTTCTGGCCAAGTTCCGCCTCAACGATCTCGATTTCCAAGGTCAGGCCGATTTCATCAAGTCGATCGCCGATCGCTTTAACGTCACCGACATCTCGATCGATACAACCGGCCACGGACGGGCGGTGTTCGAGCTGGTCAAGCGATGGTTCCCGATGGTGCGCGCGATCGAATATTCGGTCGCCACGAAGACCGCGCTGGTCATCAAGGGGCAGTCGCTGTTCCGCGCGGGCCGCGTCGAGTTCGATGCCGGTTGGAACGACGTGATGCAGGCCTTCATGGCGATCCGCCCGACACTGACCGGCAGCGGGAAGGGCGTCACGTACACTGCGGGCCGTAACGGGCAGATCGGCCACGCCGACATTGCCTGGGCGATCCTGCACGCATTTTCGAACGAACCGCTCGACGTGGGAGCGGTGGCCGAAGGTGGCCACCTACAGCGCGTCGTCTTCTCCGATTGATCCGATGGAAGGAACCGACCCGATGACCCAGCAATCCCTGCCGATCGCCGCCGACCCCGCCGACGAGCGCAGTGGCGCTGAACTGACCGAGAGGGCGACGGATGCCTCTCGAGTCTTTACCTTCGGCGACGCCGAGAGCGTGCTCGATCGGCGCGAGCTGACCGACTATTTCGAGATCTGGCACAATGGGCGCTGGTTCGAGCCCCCGCTGCCGATGGACCGACTTTGCCAGGTGTTCAACATGGCTCCGGGGCATCGCAGTGCGATCGGCCTCAAGATCAACCTGCTGATCGGCCAGCATGCGCCTACCCCGCAGCTTTCGGCTGACGATTTCGAACGGTTCGCGCTCGACTTCCTTCAAATGGGGAACGGATATCTCGAACAGGTTCCGAACGTACGGCGCGGCCTCGCCAGAGCGAAGCATGCGCCCGCGCGTCATCTTCGTGCGCCGAAGGACCGGTCTGCTGGGTTCTTCTTTGTCGGCGGCGGGACATTGCCGGGACAGGAGCACCAGTTCGCGCCCGGTGCGATCTATCAGCTGCAGCAGCCCGATGTCGCGCAGGAGATTTACGGCCTGCCCGAATGGCTTTCAGCGTTGCAGTCGGGCCTGCTGAACGAGAATGCTACCCTTTTCCGCCGCCGCTACTACCTCAACGGGGCGCACGCGGGTTTCATTCTCTACATCAATGACGCTTTCGCCGACCCGAAGACCGCCGACAAGCTTGAGGAGAAGATGAAGCAGGCGAAGGGCATCGGCAATTTCAAGAACCTGCTGCTCTACATGCCGGGCGGGAAGAAAGAGGGCGTGCAGGTGCTGCCGATTGCCGATGTCGCGGCAAAGGACGAATTCCTAGGGGTGAAAAACATTAGCCGGGACGACATGCTGCAGGCACACCGGACCCCGCCCCAGCTGGTCGGGATCGTGCCGACCAATTCCGGCGGCTTCGGCAAGGTCGGCGAAGCGCTCGACACTTTCTACCAGGTCGAGATTACCCCGATCATGCGCCGTATGCTGGCGATGAACGAATTCTTCGGAGCCGAAGTCCTGCGATTCGACAACTTCAGCTGCAGCGACGGGCAGACCGAGATCACGCCCGAGGGCAAACGGGTCGCTAAGACCGG